CTTGAAAATATGTTAGGAAGTGCAGATGCATCTACGATAGGTGCTGACACGTATGCAAATGCATCACAGGCAATTACAATGACATTATCAGCAAAAGAACAAAGAAAATTTGTTGTACCATTACAAGGTGGATTTGATGGTGATGATCCAATTGTACAAAAGTCAACTGGTAATGATATTTCAACTACAAATACACAAGGATTTAATTGTACTAATGCTGAAGCAAGTGGTACAGTAGCGTACAAACGAGCAATTAACGCAATTAGTAATCCTGATGAGTATGATATTAATATGGTGGTAACACCAGGAATTATACACGAGTATCATTCTAAAGTTACTAATCATGTAATTTCAAAAGTAGAAGATAGAGCAGATTGTTTCTATGTTATGGATGGTTCAAGATGGGGCCGTTCTGTAACAAACGCAGTTTCTGATGTTAAATCATTAGATTCAAATTACGTAGCTACTTATTACCCCTGGGTTAAGATTGAAGATCCAGTTAAGAGTAAACCCGTTTGGGTGCCACCTTCAATTGTGATACCTGGTGTTATAGCTAACACCGATGCGGTAGCACACGAATGGTTCGCACCAGCAGGTTTGAATCGTGGTGGATTAAGTTCAGTATTGGAAGCAAAAACAAGATTAACTCATAAAGAACGAGATACACTTTATGATGGTCGTGTTAATCCAATCGCATCATTCCCACAACAAGGTGTAGTGGTGTTTGGACAAAAAACATTACAGGGTAAACCATCGGCACTTGATAGAATCAATGTACGAAGATTGTTAATTAGACTTCGTAAATTTATTGCTTCATCTTCAAGATACTTAGTATTTGAACAAAACACAGCAGCAACAAGAAATCGATTCTTGGGTATTGTGAATCCATTTTTGAATTCCGTACAGGCTAATAGTGGTTTAAGTGCATTTAAAGTAGTGATGGACGATAGTAATAATACACCTGATGTTGTTGATAGAAATGAATTAAGAGGACAAATCTTTATTCAACCTACAAGAACAGCAGAGTTTATTGTATTAGACTTTATCATCCAACCTACAGGAGCAGCGTTCCCTGAATAAGTTTGACTTATAACAAACAGTAACGTATAATGAAAAGCCTCAATTTCGATTGGGGTTTTTCTTTTTAAAAAAAACTTCAATAAAACTTCAAAAAACAATATATTTGAGTATCATTTTTTTTTAATAAAGTGATATTTATATATGTAATAGTATTTGAACGGCATAACAGGAGAATGAAAATGGCCGAGATTTTAAATCAAGACGAAATCTTTTTTACACCGTTTGAACCGAAAACGAAAAATCGGTTCATTATGTATATAGAAGATATACCTTCATATTTTGTAAAGACGGCTAATCGTCCACAAATTACTTTTGATGAGGTTGAACTAAACCATATTAATGTTAAGAGATTTGTAAAAGGCAAGGGAGTATGGGAGCCTTTAGAAATAACTCTATATGACCCTATCGTTCCAAGTGGAGCACAGGCAGTAATGGAATGGGTTAGATTACATCATGAATCAGTAACAGGTCGTGATGGATATTCTGATTTCTATAAGAAAGAAATTAGATTTAATTTATTGGGTCCTGTCGGTGATAAAGTAGAGGAATGGGTATTGCATGGTGCATTTATCCAAACCGCCAATTTTAATGATTTAGATTTTGCAAATGGAACAGATGTTGTGGATATTAATCTAACACTTCGTTACGATTACGCAGTATTGTCGTTCTAAAACTATAGGAGAAAAAAAATGACTGAATGGATAGCAGGAAATTGGGAATATGTTTTAGTGGTTATTTACGCTTTAGAAAAAATCGTAAAAATGACGCCCACTAAATATGACGATATCTTATTTGATATGTTACTTAAACCAATCAAAGAGAAATTCTCACCAAGTAAGTAAACTATTCCAAAGGTTATAATATTAAATGGTTTTAAATTCAAAATAAATAATTTTTTTTAAAGGAGCTAAATATGGCTGAAAATCAATATGATTTTCCTACAGAGGTATTAGATTTACCTTCAAAGGGATTACTATATCCAAAAGATAGTCCACTCTCAAGTGGTAAAATAGAAATAAAATATATGACAGCAAAAGAAGAAGATATACTTACTTCTACTAATTTGCTGGAAAAGGGACTTGCAATAACTAAATTGTTAGAATCTATAATTGCAGACCCAAAAATTAAACTTGATGATATTTTATTAGGTGATAAAAATGCAATTATGATTGGCGCAAGAATTCTTGGATATGGTAAGGATTATGAAGTATCAGTAACCGATCCTGATACCAAGTTACAAGAAAAAACTGTAGTTGATTTGACTACTATTAAACATAAAGAAATAGATTATTCTTTAATAGAGGGTAGTGATAATAAGTTTTCATTTACTTTACCTAATTCAAAAAGAACTCTTGAATTTAGATTACTCACACATAAAGATGATGAAGTAATAACTGAAACAGAAAAGGCCTTCCAAAAAGTAGGACATTCATCCACATTTACTACACGACTTAAACAACACATTGTTTCAGTAGATGGAGATACTTCTAAAACGTCAATAAATCGATTTATTGATAAAGAATTTATTACTCTTGATACGAGAGAGTTTAGAAAATATTTAAAAAAAATAACACCAGATGTTGATTTAACATTCGATTATACAAGTCAGATTGGAGAACCCCACAAGGTAAGTATACCTATAGGGGTTACGTTTTTTTGGCCTGACCTCACAATATAAAAAAAGACTTCACGAAGATATTTTTAGTTTAGTTAATTACGGAAATGGTTTTTCTTTTTCTGAAGTATATTTTATGCCTGTTCATTTTAGAAATTATTATTTAAGACTATTAGTAGATGCTAAGCAAAAAGAAGAAAAGGCATACTCGGATGCTCGTCGCGGGGCTCGAAGAAAATAGATTTTCATGATATTTATAATTGTATAACTCTATACAAAATAGGAATTTTTTATGACGAAGAAACAACAGATACAAGAGGGATTAATCGATAAAGCTTTTAATGCACTTAAAAGAGGTGTTGAAATAAATCGAAAGAAAGTTAATAGAAAGGCTATGCGAGATCCCAAAGTTCAACGAAAATTCAAAGATATCAAAAAGTCTTTAGATAGATTAAGTGATGAACTTGATGATATTGTGGGTATATAATTTCTTTTTATTATAATATAATTTCTTTTTAACTTCCATACGGAATATTAATATATGGCCGCCAAAACACCTACAATAAAATCTCAGATAGCCGACCTCAAAAAACTAAAACAACAGCAAGAGGAATATCAATCTATGCTCAAAAGTAATGTTGATATTAATAAAAAAGATTTAAAGATTATTAATGAAAAAATAGCTGCGATACAAAAGCAAAGAGATAAAGGAAAAGAAATACTTGCTGATGATATTGCAAAATTATCTCATGCCAAGAAACTCTCAGAGATTCATAGAACTTCCAGTAAAATAATAAAAGATACTGTTTCGTCACAACAATTACAAAAACAGGTAGGTGTGTGGCAATCCGAAAATGCCGGCGAAACTAAAAATATGATGGAAGAGATGTTGTTAGCACAACAAGATACTTTAAAACATCAATCAGCTAGTCAATTGGCTATGTATGACCACGAACAAACTATGGAACAAATTGCAGCTTGGCAAGAAGAAATAAATGATTTAAATACAGAATCTGCAGCGCTGGTTGGAGAAGAAGCAGAGCAAAATAAAGATAAAGTAGATAAACTACAAAATATGTTGAATACGACAGAACAAATTGCTTCAGCGAAAGAACAGGAACAAGCAACAAGTGAGTTGGGTAATAAAGCTGCAGATGATATGCTTGGTATGTTAGGTGGGAGTGTAGCTGGATTAAAAGGTATGATAAAAGGAGCAAAAGGTTTTGGATTGGCCATGAAGGCGGCCATTATGGGTACAGGAGTAGGTGCACTTTTGGTGGTTATAGGTGTAGTCATTACAGCTTTAATAGCAGCATACAACGTTACAGGTGACCTTCGAGATGAATTAGGTATATCACAAATGGAGGCTGCAAAACTCGCAGTAAGAATGGGCCCAGCGGCTATCGCAATAAAACTTATGGGTGAAGATGTTACGAAACTTGGAGCAGCATTTATAGATACATTCGGTACAATAGAATCGGTTCAAGGCGATACATTAATTGCAGCTGCAAATCTTAGAAGAGAGTTTGGGGCAAGTGAAGAAAGTATTGCTGGTTTATCAAAACTCTTTACCGACACATTGGGTGTTAGTATTAAAGATAGTTTAGGTTTAATTAAAGATATTGGGGATACATTTGATGAAGCGGGAATAGCAGCTGGTTCTGCAATAAATGAAATGGCAGAGAATGCAGAATTTTTAGCAGAGTATATGGATGGTACAGTATCGAGTATGACTCAAGCTGTTATAGAAGCACATAAAATGGGATTAGAATTAGGTACAGTATCTAAGATAGCAGATGGGTTATTAGAGTTTGAAACTTCTATTACAAAAACAATGGAAGCATCTTTGTTGATTGGAAAACAATTAAACTTCGATAGGGCAAGAGGATTAGCATTAGAAGGTAAAGTTAATGAAGCCGTTCAAGATATGGTTGGTCAACTTGGTGGAGTTGCAGAGTTTCAAAGATTAAATGTATTACAACGCCGCGGATTAGCTGAGGCACTTGGTGTTGGTGTGGATGAATTAGGTGCATTGATACGTGGAGAAAATACAGTTGAATTGACAAGTGATCCACTTTTAGATTCTAATAAACAATTAATGGAAGCTATAAATTCAAATACAGCAGCTCTTAGGGGTGAAAAAGAAAATAAAAGTAATGTAGATAAAAGAAACGCTGCATCAGAAAAACAAAAAGAAAGAGACCTGAGTAATAAACAAGTGCAAAGACAAATAGAATTAGCAGAAGAGGAACTCTTTGCTTTGAAAACAATGAAACAAGATATGCATACAGTAGCAGGTTTAGCAGGTAAATAATGTCAGTAATAGATAAATTAAAAACAGACTTATCAAGTTTCAACTATAAAAAAGTTGAGAAATCTCGTTCAAACCCGAGTAATACAAGTAATTTGCCCACACCACCTGCACGTGTTAGTGAGGTCGATTCAACAACTGTGTCAATAGATTATTCAAAATTAGCAGGTATGAATAGAGGACGTAATGATGTAAAACAGCCAGGTGATTTTTATTTAGGAATGCATAGGTTTAATGATGGGTTTGGTAACATTGGATTACAAGTTATTAAGACGATTGAGGATGTAGAGAGATGGGCAAAATGGACAGTCACACCAAGAGGACTTCTTTTTAATATAAAACAAGCAGTATTACAAAGATTCAACGCTAACAGTAAAACCAGAATTTATAATCCATTGGGAGTGTTAGCATCAGTACTACCTTATGTTCATGCTCCAAGACATACAAAAGGAACATTTATAGATTTTAAAAATCCACCTGGATATAATAAAAGTGTTTCTAAACCGATGGAAAATGCAGATGTTACTCCTGAAGCAAGTGGATTAGGTAAGTCTATTGGAAAATTATTTGATAAATTAGCAGGGCCAGAGATGGCAGAAGATTATGGATTTAAAAGTGGTAATTTAAAAGGTACTGGAATAACATCATTCCTCAATCCTAATAAAAAGTTATATGATGTTACCGTACATAATGCATTACAAGTTCCTTATGGTGGTCAGTTAAATAGAACTGGAACTACAAAACTACCAAAAGATTTTATAAAATTTAGAATTAGAGATTTAGTAAATGGTAAATGGTTAATATTTCCTGCTTTTTTGGGTTCAATAACCGATACCGTTACACCAACATATTCTCAAGAAAGATATATTGGTAGACCAGATTCAACACACATCTATACTGGAACAGATAGAAGTGTATCATTTGATTTTAAAGTAGCAGCATTTACTAAACAAGAAATACCAATCATACAAGAAAAAATGAATTATTTAGTGGGATTAGGTTATCCAAGTTATAAAGAACAATTTACAGATGATTCTGGAAAAAGACCTGTTGCACCTTATATTAGTTTGACCATAGGAGATTTATTCAAAAATACTCCAGGATATTTTAGTTCAATTACAATAACAATTAATGAGACTGCTATTTGGGAATTAGATGATGGATTTCAAATACCAATGTACTTTGATGTAGGGTGTGAGTTTACTTATATTGGAAAATACTTACCTCAAACACTTGGTAAACATTATGAAGCACCATTTTTACCAGAGGTGGTAGGTGAAATCACTCCGTATTTAGAAAAGGCCATTAGCAACGTTGCACATCAGAAAAAGTATCCATTCCATAAACAAATGCATAATGAAGCATATAAAAAGACTATAGGGCGTTAAAGGTAATGAATAGATACAAATATCAAAAAGTAAAAAAAGATTCTTCAGATGGTCGTAGAAAATTATCCACTACTGATTATGCTAAAGTGGAATTTACTAATGGTGATATTAATTATAGAGTTAAATATGGAGATAGTTATTCAACTTTAGCACATAGATTTTATCAAGATCAATCTTTATGGTGGGTTATAGCTCGTGCTAATAGTGAATTTGAAGGAAACATAAAACCAAAAATTGGAAAAAAACTTGTAATACCGAAGGATATATCTTCAATATTAGCAAATTTAAATCGTGATAATAAAATGTTAGGTTAATTATGTTTCAAATGACACTAATCGATGAACGTATTCAAAAGAAATTATTCGAAAGAATATCTCAATTAAATCGAACTAATATAAATCCCTTAGAACCACTTAAAGAAGGTAAAAATATTCAACTAAATGAATTGATGAAAACTTGTTGGGTAAGAGTTATTTCTGCAGTTCCTACACAAATAAAAGAAAATAATTCATATAAAACAGATTTTCTTAGATTATCAAGTGCGTTTGATTATTCTGATGGTAATTATACACCTAAAAATAAACCATTGACGAGCAAGAGTGGGTTTGGTGAGAATATAAAAAATACTTTTAGACCACATTCAGGAGTTACTGGTATAACTACTGAGTTTCAAAATCATTCAATACAAAGCGTTACTATTGATTGGAAAGTGTATGATATGGATGAATTTAAGAAATATCAAAATGCATTTTTAAAACACGGTAGAACTGTATTGGTTGAATTTGGTTGGGGAAGTTATGATACTTTAGGAAAAATAAAAGTAAATAATGTGGATAGTATGTTAGAGTATTTTGAAAATATACAAGAAAAAATATTTGATATGAATGGTGATTATTATGCATCATGTGGTGTAGTAAATGGATTTACTTGGAATGTAGTTGAGGGTGGTGGATTTGAATGTCAGACCACATTAACCACAATGGGTAATACTATGTTTAAGTCTCAAATTGAACCTTATATTGGTGGAGAGTTTCCCGATGTCAGTTCTCAGGCTAAATCAGTTAGTGTGAAAGAAGCATATAAAAAGGCAAATTTTACATTTCTTTCTCAAATGAAAATGTTAAATGAATGGATTGGTATGCAACATGATGAAGATGCATTTAATGCTTGGGCAAGAGGTGAGTCCATAAAGGCAGAGGCAAAGACGCGTGATGCAATAGAAGAGGCCACGTTTAAAGCCAATATGGCATTACAACTCAGTACAGGTTCACCTACTGCAGCCTTTGGTGGATTGGCAGGTGCATGGATAAACTCAAAATTAGTTGGGTATTTTCATCGAGGAAAACTTACTAAAGAAGAAGAAGCGAGGCTAAAAAAAGAGGAAGAAGCCGCACGTAAATCTATTCCTTTTAATCCACTAAGGTAGGATAGTATTATGGCTAGACAAGAAACAGATTTTAATAGAGGTACTTTCTGGTATAATGGAAAAGGTTGGTGTAATTGGGGATGGTTTGAAGATACCATACTGAATACTCATTTTGGATTTATTACTAATAAAGAGGGTACGTTACAAACTAAACATAGAAGTTATATTAGAAGTTTCTCAACAAATACTAAAGTAGATTCTAATGGTTTGCATAGTATAGTGAGTATGGATCCCAGTACTTGTAGATTTAGTAGTGACCATTTATACACTATAAGTAAAGATATAATTTTACCAGGTAAACATTATAGTTTACCTTCAGAAGAAGTGATAAGTACATTCAATACTAAATCTCAAACAGAACAAGAATATGAGGCTCTTAGAGTTTTCCATTCAGCAATAGATGAATATTTTGAAGATTTTAAACATCCCGATAAAAACAGAGGTATTATAAGAAACTTTGTTTTTAGTGCAGATTATTTAATAAAACATTTTAGTGCTGGTGTTAGAAGTTTAGAATCAGCACTAAATTCTTTTTGGAGTAGAGTTAGTTCTACTTATGGTGGATATTGGAATTTTGAAATAGTACAATCACAAAATACAAATGGTAGAATAGGTGTGATAGATAATTTTGTTACTGAGAATAGTGTTCAAAGTGTAAGTTGTTTTCCTGTTATCGATAATAAATCAACACCAAAAAACCCAAAGAAAAATTTTGAGTTTTCAGTTTATAGTTTGAATTCTTTAATGAGTGAATTTTCAGTAGATGTGAGTTTAGATAGTAAAATGGTTACTCAAGCAGTATATCATACCAATAAAGATATAGTCGCTACGGGAAATTCAGGTATGAATATGCCTGAATATTTAAGTATTAAAGCATTATCAACTTTAAATAATGCAATAATTACCGAAGATGAAATAGATAATTTAGGTAATGAAGTTAAGGCACAAGATGCTATTCTAACTGAGGTCACAACACCTTATCTAAAAGGTCTATATACATATGCAAAAGGCAGTACTTATGGCCCTCTTAGACTTAAAGGGTTTAGAGAGATAAGTGAAGTAAATAAACAAATTGAAGTTGCAGTAGAGAACGCAAATAAAAGAATAAAAGAAAGAGATGCACGTCACGCCTATGAGGAGGGTGCTTGGTGGCCAAAGGACACTTCTAAGTCAAAATTACTTATTTATAAGTCTGATGGAGAAATGTTTAAGCAACTTAAAAAAGGTATGTTATTTCACTTGAATAAATCAGTAAATTCAACATTAGAAATAGATCCTATAGTACCAGTAAGTGTTAGTTTCACTATAAATGGTATTGGTGGTATTAGAATTGGTGATTGTTTTGCAATTGATTATTTACCTGAAGTTTATAGACAATATTCTGTTTTTCAAGTTTCTAAAGTAAGTCATACTGTAGGTACTACTGGTTGGACAACTTCAATAGATGGATTGTTACGAGTTTCTATAAATGAGTTGAATAAATTTGCAAAAACAAAAGAAGTTGAAGAGGATAAAACAACTTTAATACTTAATAAAATATTTAACATGACTATGTTGAAGGCTAATGATGCATATGAAACCACTGGTGAAGGATCATTAGGTAGAGATAAGAAGCTAATTGATCGTATTAAAAATTCTGGTCCAGTTACATTGGTTGATTTAAAAGAACTTGAAGATGATATATATGATACACTTCGTAATGATACTAAAATGGCATATGATGATAACGAACCAAACTGGCAAGGAACTGTACCTATGACAAATTATGGTGAGTATCAGATAAAATATGATCAACATGGTGGGACGGTAACATTCACGAAAATCGATAAAGATGGGAAAACCCGTAAAGTAACAGGTGGGAAACTTCATAAGGAGCTTCAGGAAAAAGTATATTACGCGGGAGATGTAAGGAAGGATATTTTTACAAAAGAGAATTTTCCTGATTTAGGAACAAATAAAAACGGGAAAGAGAGAATAAAGGGGTTGAGTAAGGCCCGTAAATTTTATACAATGCCTCTCGATATAAGTTCAGCTGAAAGTATTTTTCGAACTTCAAAATAATTCTTTATTTGAGATTTTAAATTAATATGTATATCTAAAGGTTATAATAAATGGTTTTATGGTTCACAGGTCAACCCGGCTCGGGCAAGACTACATTAACAAATAGATTCATAGAAGATAAATTAATTGGATTCATGAAAATCCAACCAGTTAGAATTGTGCACATTGATGGTGATGATTTACGAGATGTATTGGATAATAAAGATTATTCAGAAAAAGGTCGTAGAAAAAATATTCAATTTGCTATCGATATGACGAAGGTGTTGGATGATAAGGGTTTTATAGTAATAGTATCTTTAGTATCACCATATCGAGATATGAGAGAGAAGTTAAAATCTAACAGAAATATAGCAGAGTTTTATCTTCACACAACGGATATACGTGGTAAGGAAGATTATTTCGTAGAAGATTACGAACCACCATTACATAATTATGTAGATATAAATACAGACAAAACAATAGAGGAGTGTTTAGATGAAGTACTCAATGTTTATCGGCAGATGGCAACCGTGGCATAAAGGACATCAATGGTTGATTGACCAAAGACTTAAAGAAGGTAAGAATGTTTTAATTTGTATTCGAGATGTGTTACCTGATGAAAAAAATCCATATACTTGTGAAGAAGTTTATGATAATATACAACATCAATTAAGAGAATTTATAGATGAGGGCGTAATTAAAGTTATGATTATACCAGATATCGAATCAGTAAACTATGGTAGAGGAGTAGGATATGATATTATTGAACATTCCCCACCAGAAGATATAAAAAAAATATCTGCCACAGAAATAAGAGGACAACTGAATGAAAATTGATGTATTAGATAAGGGTTATATAGAATTAGTGGATAAACTTGGAGATGATTTAACTCCAGTTAATGCAGCTCGTGTATCATT